AATATATTAGATGTATCAATATAGAAAACAAGAGAGAAATAGAATATAATAATCAAACTGTTGTATATTTTAATGGCGAACCTGTTGTTTTTGATAAATTATTTAATATCTATACAATAGGGTTGATCAATAATTTTGATAAAAATTATGAAAGACTTTGTAATAAAGAAGATTTAAATAATTTTATGAAGGATTTAGAATATATGATTGGCAAAATATATTCAATTGCGGCAATTACATTTAGTAAAAATCTAACAAATTGCCATGTTATGCTTGAATATATTTATCGTAATATTGAAGGATTTGCTAACTGTCTAAATTCGGAGATTAAGTTTGATGAATAAATTAGTTTTAAGAAATTCCTCTATAGTTATTAATGATTACAATCTTGGAGATATACCTAGATTAGAATCATACTTTACTATATTCGATAGAATAACTTATACTAAATCATATAAAGGAATGATGTATGATGAAGTGAATAGGAGACTATTTCTTCCTAGAGGATTAGATGTATACTTCATAAAGAAGTTTGTTGAATCTGAACCTGTAAGAGAATATAATAGCGATCCATTCTTTCCTACTTCTGAAATCCTTATTAAATATTTACCTAGAGATGATGTACAAAAAGAAGCATTAGCTTTCATTCTAGGCAAAGGCGAATATTATTCAAATCAGAATGCTACCCAACTTTCAGTAAATCTGCCGACTGGTAAAGGTAAGACATATGTGACTATAGCGGCTCTAACTTATTGGAGAGCTAGAACTATAGTTATTGCATCTACAACTGGTTGGTTAGATCAATGGAAGAACTGTGTGGGCGAATATACTAATATTGATGAAAATCGTGAAGTATTAGTTCTAAATGGTTCTGTAGCTATCCATAAAGTATTAAATGGGATCACTGATGTAACTAAATATAAAGTATTCTTAGTTACTCATTCTACATTGCAAAGCTTTGGTAATACTAATGGCTGGCATACCATAGGTGAACTTTTCAAGAAACTTCAAGTGCAACTTAAAGTTTATGATGAAGCCCATCTTAACTTTGATAATATATGCTATGTAGATTATTCTACAAATACAAGAAAAACTTTATACTTAACTGCCACACCTGGTAGATCTGATGAAACTGAAAATTTTATCTATAAATTATATTTCAAGAATATTCCTGCAATAAATTTATTTGATGAAGATTCAGATCCTCATACTAGATATACAGCATTAAGATTCAATAGTAGACCTACACCTCAAGATATGAGAGAGTGTTCTAATCAAGCATATGGGTTAAATAGGAATGCTTACGTAAATCATATCGTTTGTAATAACTCATTCTATGATATGATGTATATAGTAATGGATAAAGTCATTAAGATTGATGGCAAAGTATTAATCTATATAGCAACCAACTCTGCTATAGATATAGTGAAAGCATGGATAGAAGAAAACTACCCAGAGTTTAAAGATAATATTGGAGTATATACAAGTCTTACTCCTAAAGATATTAAGTATGAGCAGTTATCTAAGAAACTAATATTATCTACAACTAAGTCAGCTGGTGCAGCTCTAGATATTAGAGATCTTAAAGCTACAATAGTTTTAGCAGAACCATTTAAATCTGAAATATTAGCAAAGCAAGTTCTTGGTAGAACTCGTAATGATAATACTGATTGTATTGAAGTAGTAGATGATGGATTTAGACAGATATCTAGATTCTATAATGCTAAGAAACCAATCTTTAATAAATATGCCACTGAATGTAGAGAGATAAAGATTCCTTTCCAAACTCTGCAGGATAAAGCTGATGAATTGTATAAAGTTCGTGAAAATGTTAAGTGGCAATATGATCAAGGATTTGCTATGGTTTCCTATGATCCTAATTTCAATAAATCTGACTTTCAAAAAGATGAATGATGATATATTATAATTGTGATTAATAGAGTGGTTACCTCTTTTAAAAACTAAATAAAGACTAGACTAGAAAAAATTAGAATTATACCTCCACTCTATTAATCATTTTATATTATTTTTATTGCATAGTATTTCACAAGGAGGAATACGTATTATGGCAAGTATCATTGAAAGACCAACAGTCTTTAAAAGTCCAGCAGACATTATTGAAAGGGAAATCGGATTAGAAAATGTAACTGGAAAATTCTTAAACGATTTCCAAAATAAATTTTTAAGAGCAGATATTGGAGATGTAATTGAAATGGCGCCAGAAGAAGAAATTGGTGCAGAAATTATCGAAGATCCAAAACCTGCATTCTTAACCCCAAATCCTACAGGGGATTTATTCTCTGTAAATTTTAGTTCGGTAGTAGCTCAACCTAATATCGAAACACCTGAATCTCCAGTAAAATTTACTGTACAATCTGAACCAGAAAATGGCGAACGTAAAGTAAAAGTGGAAATTCCAGATGTAGAATGGGTTTTGAATAACTATGTAGATTATGATTCTTTCAATAAAATTAAAGAATCTAATGCAGAATTAGTTCTCAAAGCTGTACGAACTTTAAATGCTAAGATTGTATCTGATAAGAAGAATGCATTAGCATTTGAAAACTTTGTAAACAAATTCAACCCAGGTGCAGAACCTGAAAAGATGCTTCGTTATGAATTAATCCGTAAAGAAGCTGGTAAAGATTTGATGGTACGTTTAAATTATGTGGATAAAGAAAACAAACGTCGATATGAAGTCGACATCTATCCAGAAATTAATAAACTGGATTTGCATGAACGTACTATGAAATAGTTTATATTTCCCATAGGAGTTAACTCCTATGGGATTTATTTTTTTAAGTTTCATTTCACATTTTGATACTTATATTTAATAGGAGGTAATTAAAATGGAACGAAAAATTGAAGACATTATTTTAGACGAAATTAATGAAGTGCTTCAGCATTTCTTAATGCATGCAGAATTAGAAACTGTAACTGGAGAAAATAAAGTTACTTATCATTATAATACACCTGTAGAATTGGAGCAATATTGTGATTCTAAAGATATTATCGAACGTGCAATTGATTCAGTTAAGATGAATATTGAAAACTCTTGTAAAAAGGTAGCTGATAGATTTGAATTAACGGGTGTAGCAATCGATTCTAACTACTACCCAAATGGTGCTGAAATTAAAATCGTTATCACCGGTAATATTAAAGAATAATTAAGATTTCAGGAGTGATAAAGTGGCTAGCTTCGATATTTATACTAAAGCTGTAGAGCAAGTCTTCGAGTTAGATTATAGACTTACTCTAAAAATCGAAGTACTTTTTAATGAAACGCGAAAACGAAAAATTGGTGAAGAAATTAAGGAAAATTTTCATAATGAGTTTATTATAGGTGGATCTAATATTACAACCAATCTTAAATATAGATATCGTTTAGTCTTATCTCCTAAAGGGGATAGAGATAATATCTTATATATAGATTGGGATAATTATGATGATCTATTTATGGCTATAGAAAGATCTATTGCTATCTGTGATCCAGATAATCCTAATACTCCATTCCAGAGAATTATAGATGATACTGGAGAAATTATAGATATCAGATGTGATAGCCTTAAAGTCAAATATCAGAAAGTTATTGATAGATGGAAGAATACATTAGATATGATTCCATTTGTTTTGATTGATAATTCAACTGGTAATATAACTGAGGCTATTAGATTTAGATTTAGTGCAGATTCTTGTTATGATATTCCAATATCTCGTATTAGAGGATTACGTAGATTCCTAATGACTTACAATCCAGTATTACATGCTGGAGCTATTGCAAGATATATGGCATCTACTCCTTTACTTGGAAGCAACCGTACAAGCATGGTTAGATAGGAGATTTTTATGGAAGAGAAAGTTTCTTTAGTAAAAGAAAAGATAAATGATTATATTGTTAAATTATTTTCTTATCTACCAGAAGGTGGATTCTATACTGATAGCGAGTTTGATGAAGTAACTAGAGAATTAACTATTACTGGTAAGCATACTCCACGTAGATTTGAGGGTAAACCTATTAGACGCCATGAAATGCAATTTATATTTGGTAATTTTATCCATACATTAAAAAACAGTCTATTAGAAAATGAGTATGTAGTAAAAGGCCCAGAGCCATTAATTGAAGTTGAATTCTCTCCAGATATAACTACTTTAGTTACTATCAAATGTAGGATAAAATAATGGATAAAGTAAAATTAGCTTATTTACAATTATTAGAGGTTAAGAAGGCTAGGCCATCATATATAGTTTATAACAATGGTAAGATTTGTACATTGTTTTCTACAGAAGATCAAGTACGGATCTTTGAGAATAAGTTGAAGAAATGCATACTAAACAAATAATAGTTTAGCGAAAACAAAGTTCCCATAGGAGTTGAACTCCTATGGGTCTTTTATTTTTTTTTATACTGTATACATTATTGGTTGATTTGTATTTGCTGGGTTAACGTAGTTATCTCTTAAGAATTCTACAATATCAGTTCTTCTTGAAGCCTGAGCTTCTAATGTAGATAATTTTAAATCGATATTGGCAAATACTGTTTCAATTCCATCATAGTGTTTTAAGTGTTCATATAAGAATACAGCGACATCAGCTTGAGCTAGCTGTTCAAATGTTTCCATTTTGGTTGGTTCGATAGTCATAAGATTATCAGGATGCTTTACGAATACACCAATGGTTACATTTTGCATTAAATTATTAGTATTTCCACCTAAAGCCATTTGGAGTTTAACCATATTAGGAGGAATAAAATCTAAGTAAATACCGCTATTAAATAATGAAGACACATCGGCATAACTCTGAGCTAGCATCATACTATCACCATTCATAGATCTAGCTAATACATTATATATACCATAACCAGAGTATTGTTGAAGTCCAGCCCGTTCATTATCAATATCACTCCAAAGGATATCTTTAACTCCTAAGATTTCATAATTATCTGGAATATGACGATCTAATAGATAGTATCCGTCTTTCATATCTTCTTTAGTTAATTGGACTTTAACCATATGAGGAAAGAATCGACTAAATGTAGTCAATGTATCGGGTTTAATAACTGAGTCGGCCCAGTTTTTCTTTTGTAATTGTTCAGGTAAGTTCAAAGGAGCTGTACCTAAACGTCTTTCTATTTTATTTACGACATCTGTCATTCTATTATACATATATTGCCATAGCTCCTTTTTAAAAAGCACATTTTAATGATATACTATAATGTTGAAGGAGGCATGTATAAATGAATAAGTTTGATATAATCGAATTGGGACAACAAACAATGCAATTTACATATGATACTTTCAATGGTAAAGTTAATCATATTGATCCATATACAAAATTGATTTTTGTTTCTGGATATTTAGAGAAGATGAGCAATATAGCTAGGACTTCTCCATATGGCTATATCTATGTGAGTTTAGATGCATTCTATGACACAGTTACAACTCACCCATATCATACAACTGATGCAATCAGAAATCTTGCTATGGAAATTATTATTCATGAGTTAACTCATGTAGATCAACTTATTGATCTAAAACACATTAAATACAATATTGAATATCGTCAAAGTATTGAAGAGCAATGTGTTAAGAAATCTTGTGAATATATATTAGATAATATTGGATTTATCCAAAGTGTTGGATTACCAGTATTCAGAGAAATGTATGAGCCAAGATATGAAGCTCTAAAGAATGTAATCTATTTCCAAAAATACCCAGAGCTAATTGCAATGGTTAAATTAGAATCCATTATTGGTCCATCTTTTAAACTATACGTCAAAGGTGATGTATTCTTAGACTTTACTGATAAGCTAGGAAATAATCGTAGAATTATGGTAGCTAAAGATAGACGATACATCAATTCTCAAGCATTGAATGATATTTGTGAATTCTTATTCATCAATAAAAACTTCAATATTGAATTAAAATCTACTGAAGATGAAAACTTAAAAAATACTTTAGAAATAAAAATCACCCAAGGAGTTTAACTCCTTGGGTTGCATTTATTTTTTTTTGATTAATATTGTTTCTTAGCCCATTCCATGATTTCATCTTTGATATATTTTTCAGGAGACATAATCAAGGATGCACCAGATTCATCAAATAATTGTACATTACCGTTTTCAAGAACTTGCATATTACGTTTACCAAATTCCATTACATCGGAAATCATATCTACGTTTGCAGATTCAGATTGGATATAACTAATAACTGCAGGATTATTAATAGGAATGATACGACCAGCATAGGATTCTTTAACTACAATTTCATTTGTATTAGCTAGATCGCCAGCAGATTCATTAAGAAGCTTAGTTGTATATGCACGTTTATGAGATGGGTAAATTACACGGTCCCAAGTAATAACTTTCAAGTTCTTTACATATGATTTACCACCCATAGATTCAAGGTTACCAAGGGCACGAAGACTGAAACTTGGAAGTTCACCATCTAAGAGATCCTCATTAAAGTTACGACCATATTCAGTATTAGTACCAGTAAACTTAGCTAATACATCAGTGCCTTCCATCCAGATATCTAAGTATTTAACACATACTAAACGTGGATCGATTGTAGATTGACGTTGTACGCTAGATTCCATTGGGTGACCATCTTCACCCTTCATATTACCACTTCTAAGTAGTTCTTTTGTACGTTCACATGCAATCTGAGCTTTCATATCATTAGTAGCATAAGAACGACGATTACGATTTACAGTATCTGTATCTTGAAGGATACCTTGTGCAATAGGTTTATTGTTGATATTTTCAACAATCTTTGTTTCTCCAACAGTCATTGGAGCTTCATGTATAATAAATGGGATGCACTTTTCCATTATAGACCTCCATTTAATCTCTAAATATTTATTATTACTTATGTTGACAGGATAAGTTATATCTGGGTTTATTTATTTAAAGTATTCAATATAATACTGGAACTTTATAATAATAACTGACCATAAATAGGTGAAAAAGGAGATTTAAATACAATGCTAACGAATATACGTAAACGGCAACATGAGTTAAATACATCATACAAGTCTAATGGCTCGTTTGCCAGACTGTATGATATGGTTTATGAAACTCATGATATGAATAAAGCAGATATGCTTTTTAAAAATATTCTTGAAGTTGACTCTAATCATGATATGGCAATAATGAAATCGTTGGATCTCCTAGTCGAGTTGTACAACCATGTACCACCTGCTGAGGTCAATCGTGAACGGCAAAAAGTATTAGAGTCTATTACTAAAGTAAGAGATGCATCTCAATTCAAAGCATATCTTCAAAGAAAGATGGCACTTCATAAAGGCCGTCTTAAAAATAAGATCAATAAGAAGATAAGTGATGCTTCTGAAAAGATTAAAGACTTAACTGATAAAGCAGCTAATGGGGTAAAAGATGCTTTAGGCACTAATGCTCCACCTGAAGATCAAGCAGCTACTGCACAAATGGAAACTTTAAATATGGCTCTTGAGTTAGCATGTGAAGTTGCTACTTATGACCGCATCATTTTCAACTATGAAAAGATTAGCAAACGCTTTGATCTAGATAAGATTGTACTTGAAAATGTATTGACTGCAGATGATGCTAAAGTTAATGCAATTAAAGTTGCTAAACTAATTGATACTTACAATATGAGAGATATCCAAAAGTTCAAGATTGCAACTGAAGAATATCTTTACGTATTAACTAAGAATGGTTGTAAATATGAAATCGGCTCTGTAGTTGAAGCTATGAAAGATTACTTCTTAATCAATTCTAGCGATCCAACTGCATTTACTGCTGTACTTGAAAGTACTTTAGAAGAATTATCTAAATATAATCCTCTTTCTAATAGTGATATTGGTAAGATTGTAAAAAGTACAATCATTGAAGCTGATCCTAAAGAAGTTATCGATCTAGGCAGCAAAAAAGTAGATCTATATATCGGTCAATTTAGATTCGATAAAGGTCTCGATTGCTTTAAGCTACTATTGAAGAATATTTATACCGATTTAGGGTTAGATGTATATATTGACTCTATTGAGAATATCATTCTTACTCTAAAATCTATCAATGCAGATCTAACTGAATATGCTAATATTCTAGTAGACTTTAATAATAAAGTATTAGAAGAAAAAAGTAAAGATAAGTTAGATAAACTTATCTTAATTGCTTCTCTATATGCTAAATATAAAGAAGATCTAAATATGGATAATGATGAAGCTTTAGCTACTAAATTTGATGACTTTATTTCTACTGTAGAATCCATTAGTACTGATATCACAAAAGATAAAGAAATTAATGTAGATGCATTATCCGAAAAATTAGATATTATGAATTCTGCAATGGAAAATATCTATAAACGTAATCTAATTGAATGCGTGGAAGATTCTATTGATAGATATGATACTCAAACTATCGTAAATATTGCTAATATAGCTAAACATAATCCTTCTCTTTTAGATCCAGAAGAATTATCTGCTGTATTTAAACGTCATCTAAGAGATTGCCGTGCAATTAAGCATAAAACTGCAGATGACTATGTACGAATTGATAATCTAAAAGATAAAGCAGAAGCATTACGACAATATAACGATAATGTAGAAGATTGCTCTATTATTGATCATAATAATGCTAATATTGATGAAGCTATTGCTCATCTTAAAGTGCTAGAAGGATATAGTAATTGTATTTATGACTTTGCTAAATATCCTACAGTAGTTAATGAAATGGATATCATTAATACCATTAAAGTTGCTTCTCAAAAGATCAAATCTAAGATTGGTGAATTAGATGACAGTGTTGTCAATATTAGCCGTCAATTTGATGCTCAAATGGATCAACTTAAACGTATTATTGATAATAAAGAATTTGAATCTGAAAATAGAGAAGCAGTTATTGCTGGTAATATACTTCCTAAGGCTAGCCGTATTGTTAAATTAGCTATTAGTAGTGGTATTGCTGCATTAATCAATCCTGCATTATCTGTTGTTGTTATCTTAGGATATCTAGGTATGTCTATGAAAGCTCAATCTAAGGAACGTAGAAAAGTTCTTGAAGAAATCGATATTGAATTAGAAATGACTAAGAGATATCTTAAGAAAGCTGAAGATGATAATCAGTTAGAAAAACAACGTGAGTTGTTAAAAATTAAGAAACGCCTTGAAGGTCAAAGAGCTAGACTTGCTTATAATATGACATTCAAACATGGTGAACACGTCTCTGGTAATAGTAACCGTGATGATGACTAATAAAGGAGATAATATAGATGAATTTTTCTGAA